TTATCCAGCTTTCGGAGAGTGACACCGGAAAGAAATATTTCATCGTCGCTGATGGCAATGGTTTTCGCATTAACGAAGATACAACGAGTGGGAATGCGGTCCTTTCTTATGCTGGCGCCAGCAAGCAGCTTAAAACGGTTGGTCAGTTTAACCCTGGTGATTGGGCCAACTTTGACGCCCGATATCAGGCAAAGGGCAGCTATACCCCTGCGGGACAGGCTTACACCAAAGCAGAGTCAGACGCCCGCTTCCAGAAAATCAACACCGCTTCACTGGCGGCTAATGGATTTTTTCGCGATACCAACACCGGAATGCTAATCCAGTATGGAAAAGTTGCAGTGACTACTGACGGGCAAAGCTTCACGTTCCCGGTTGCGTTTAGCCTGGTTCCTTCTCTTGCGCTTACAGTGAATAGCGGCGCATACGGCGACGTAGGGGCTTCCAGTGTCAGCACTACCGGCTTTGTGGTTAAAGCTGCGGCAAAAAATACGGTTGGCTTTATAGCGATGGGTAAATGATATGACGATTTTTTATAGTGCAGCAACAAACGGATTTTACCCTGACAGCCTGAAAGATTCTTATGAGCAGGCAGGCTGCTGGCCTGCTGACGGTGTAGCGGTGTCAGAGCGCTGGTATGACTATTTAATTAACAATCAGGGTAACGGGAAAGAGATTTTGCCTGATGTACAGGGGCTGCCCGTTTTAATTAATAAGCCTGAACCGACTTTGGAAGAATTAATTATTCAGGCAGAAGCAACCCGATCAATGCTTATGACTAAAGCGAACGAGTCCATTTTACCCTTGCAGGACGCTGTAGATCTGGGCATGGCATCAGACCAGGAAACGGCCCGCCTGAAAAAATGGAAAACTTACCGCGTTCTTTTAAGCCGTGTTGATTCTGCAAACCCTGAGTGGCCGGAGGTTCCGCAGTAATGTGGCAGGATTCAGTTATCAGGATTGCTGACGATATGGCCGCACTGGATTGTTCCATTATTCCGGCGCATCCGTGGGTTTACGGTCTGGGCCAGTCCACGGATTCAGGCGGGTATTTAAGCCCCGCCAACGCACTCGCTTATCTGGCGGGCAAGCTGGCTACCAGCGGCGGCAATGGGGATGTGATCGTCATGATGGTGGCTGAAAATACGCATGATATTTTCATGAAAGCATTAAGCGGTCTTGCCACCGTATTTCCTGCGCCGGTCTTCACCCAGGTTAACCGCATGGCCGCAGCGGCGGCAGAGTTGAGTGCGGTAAAAATGCAACTGCCGTCGAAAATCAATTCTCTGCCGGTCGCCGCACCGTTATCCGTTACCACCAACCGGCTGGCGGTGAATGCGCAGCGTGTTGCTGCCGCGCAGCTGGCTGCCGCAGCCAGTACCAGCACCGCAGGACTCCAAAGTCAGATTGCGGGATTTATAAAGGTCCGCGCGGGGTTGCTTTCATCACTGAGCCAGTCGCTGGACGACCTGAAAAGCGCCAGCGCAAAAGCCTGGTCTTTTCAGTACACCGGCAACCATAGCGCCGGGGCGGTGGAGTTGCTGAAGAACATCCCGCAGGCAACTGCCGTGCATACTGCCGCAATGATGTTTATCGGGGATTCACTTGCTGATTTAGGAAAAATGATTCATGAGCCAGACCGCATTACTCGCGCTTGATGGTGAAGGGATCGCCATGCAAAACATGCTGGTTTCACCTTCAATGCAGTTTCAGGAAAAGGACCAGTCGGGGCAGACATCGAGCACGACCAATTCAGAACAGGGCATCAAGGCCAAAGAGCTGCGCGTGTCGGGTCTGGTCACGTTTGACGACGAGGCCGTTTTACAGCGTCTTTTCCAGCTGGCATCCGCAACCGAAACCAGCGGAGCGCTGAAAACGTATCGCGTCGCTAACGCCACGGCGACGGCCATTAACTTTCGTGAAGCCACTTTCACCGGCCAGATTGACGCCGTTCCGCAGGAAGACCGCCTCGCCTGGCAGGTCAGCTTTACCCTGCGCGAAAAGGGCAGCGTACCGGAAAAGCGCCAAGCCCGAAAAGGCAACGCCACGGCCAGCACCAAACAGACCGGCGCGGCGGGTGGCGGAGGGTCTGCCGCTGCCGACGAGCCAGCCGACAAAATGAGCTGGTTTGAACAAAAGGTCTTAAAGCCTGTTAACGATGCGTTGGGGTAAGCCATGAAGCCGATTAAACGCCTGTTTTTATCCAGTGATCCGGTGCATATGGTGGACTGCAACATCGTCCTGGAGCTGAACGCCTGCGGTCGGGGATTTATTACGGCAAGTACGGAAACGGACTATACAGGCAAACTTGTTCGTGTTGACGTGGGTTATGACGGCTTAGTCCTGCGCTGGTTCACCGGTTACGTTGAGCGCTCGCAGCCTGCCGAAATGGGCACCAGCCGGTTGTTCGTGCGTGAACTGATCGGCGTGTTTGATAAGTTATGGCCGTGTTCATTCCAGCATCCGACACTGCGCCAGATTACGAGCTGGATAACTGAGCAAAGCGGGCTAACCGTCGCGCCGCCTGCCGGTGCGGCTTATGCCGATAAACCCATCCCGCACTTTACTCACAGTGGCACCGGCTATCAGCTTTTAGCCAGCCTGGGCCGCGCGTTTTCAATCACAGATTACGTCTGGTATCAGTTGCCAGACGGCGCTGTCTTCACCGGTGCGGCGGCGGATAGTCTTTTTGCCGGAAAGCCCGTGGATATTCCGCACGAATTTAGCCAGGGGTCTGCGGGCGGCAATTCAATGGTTGTGCCGATGATCCAGAGCCTGCGCCCCGGCGTCGAGGTGAACGGCCAGCGCCTCAACCAGGTGCGCCTGGAAAACGACAACATGGCGATCACCTGGCAGCCGCGCAACAAGGCAACGGGCCAGCCCTTGCAGAAATCCCCTGTCCAGCGGCAGGTTGAAAGCGCATACCCGGAACTGGCTTCCGGTTTGCACCTGCCGAAACTTGCCAGGGTGGAAGCGCCCAGCGAGGACGTTTCAGGCGGCAATATCGCCGACCCGTTCCGCCCGCGTTACGCTGTGGATCTGCAACTGCTGGACGAGAACGGCAACCCCGCTGCCAATACGCCGGTTTATTCTGCCGTGCCGCTGCCGGTGCCAATGGCCGGCAGTGAATCGGGAATGTTTCAGTTTCCCCCAGCTGGCACGCTGGTTGAAGTGGGTTTCATTGAAGGTCGGCAGGATAAGCCATTTGTTCGCCAGATTATGGCCCAGGGTCACAACCTGCCAGCAGTCAAACCGGGTGAGCAGTTACAGCAGCAACGTGATGGCGTTTCACAGCGCGTGACGGTGGCCGGAGACTGGGAGCGACAGACTGACCAGACAATCCGCGAAAATTCAATGGCGAGGGAGATAACCGCTGATGATGAAAAGCGCACGCTGGTTGCCCGTGAAACCACAGTGCAGGCTACCGATAAAACCACCGTGCTGGGAACGGCTACCCTTCTGGCCGGTGCGGTGGTCCATATCAGTGAGGGAGATTATAGCGTCGGCACATCCGGCAACCTGACGGTGTCATGCAGTAAGGACAATTCCGTCAGCGTTGGCCAGAACGTCGAACGTAAGGTCGGCGGTAATCTGGACGACGCCATCAAAGGTAATGTCCAAATGACTATCGGCGGATCCCTTACGGAGAAAATCACCGGCATTCGCAAAAGCATTGCAGCTGCGCAGGAGCTGATCGCGCCGGTCGTTAAACTGGGCAGTGAAGAAATCAACGTCCTGACACTGCTAACCGATACGCTGGACGTAGTGAATGAGCTTGCGAAAGTATGCGCGTCCCACACCCACCCTAGCGTAGGGACGAGTAGCCAGGCAGCACAGTTCACCAGCGCGGCAGAAAAAACCACCACGTTAAAAGCTAAATACAGCCCACTGATCGCCTGACATAAAGCAGGCGAAAACCAACACGCCACCAGACGCCGCAGAACGCCCCACAGCACGCGCAAAAACATAAGGCCGCTACCATGCGGCCTTTTTTGCGTTCGTACAACCACGCCCCAGAGACGAAGCGACAGAGTGCAGACGGAAGCGGATCCAAGACGGAAACGGCGCTACACCGCACCCGCCTGCACTATTTGGATCATAAAAATTTTGCAAAAGAATTTTTGCGCAAAGCGCCCCGCCAGCCTGCGCCGCTGCTGGGCTTCTTCGTCCTGCTGGCAGTTGCACACCGCGCAAGGATTTGCAGCGCGTTGCAAGAATCGCCGCGCTGCCAGCGGCTAACCGTCTGGTTAACCTGATGTTTTTAAAAGGATCGTTTTACTTTCCGTCACGATCAAATATGCGCAGCGGTAGTCAGGGAATTTTCATAGTGAAGATTGCGAAGTCTTACGCGGTAAGGGCTGGCGGTCTGCTGGCTGGTATTTGGATTTTGCAAAATGCTGCGCAACTGATTCGGAAAAAGATCTGCAATGGCTGTGAGTTTAATTACTAATGTAATGAGTTTGAAAGGGTAGGGTGGGGTGTTGAATGGTTACGCGTGGACAATCCGTGGACTGTAGTGGAACAATGTTTAATAAATTCAGTGAGTTAAAGCATAAAAAAAGGCGACCGAGGTCGCCTTTTTGGATCAGTATCTCATCTCAACTTATTTGGAGATGTGAGCGATCAGGTCCAGTACTTTGTTAGAGTAGCCAGTTTCGTTGTCGTACCAGGAAACCAGTTTCACGAAGTTGTCGTTCAGTGCGATACCTGCTTTAGCATCGAACACAGAGGTGCACACTTCGCCGTTGAAGTCGGTAGAAACAACGTCGTCTTCGGTGTAACCCAGAACGCCTTTCATTGCGCCTTCAGAAGCGGCTTTGATAGCTTTCTTGATTTCTTCGTAAGACGCTGCTTTTTCCAGACGAACGGTCAGGTCAACAACGGATACGTTTGGAGTAGGAACGCGGAACGCCATACCAGTCAGTTTGCCATTCAGTTCTGGCAGTACTTTACCTACTGCTTTAGCAGCACCGGTAGAGGATGGGATGATGTTCTGAGCTGCGCCGCGGCCGCCGCGCCAGTCTTTGTGAGACGGGCCATCAACGGTTTTCTGAGTTGCGGTGGTCGCGTGAACAGTGGTCATCAGACCTTCGATGATGCCGAAGTTGTCGTTGATAACTTTTGCCAGCGGAGCCAGGCAGTTGGTGGTGCAAGATGCGTTAGAAACGATATCCTGGCCAGCGTATTTTTCGAAGTTAGCACCTTTAACGAACATAGGAGTGCTGTCTTTAGAAGGACCAGTCAGAACAACCTTTTTAGCGCCAGCGGTGATGTGCTTACGCGCAGTTTCGTCGGTCAGGAACAGACCGGTTGCTTCAGCAACGACGTCAACGTTAACTTCGTTCCATTTCAGGTTAGCCGGGTCACGTTCTGCGGTAACACGGATAGTTTTACCGTTAACAACCAGGTGGCCGTCTTTGACTTCTACAGTACCGTTAAAACGACCGTGAGTTGAGTCGTATTTCAGCATGTAAGCCATGTATTCAGCGTCTAACAGGTCGTTGATTGCAACGATTTCGATGTCAGAACGTTCCTGAGCAGCACGGAAAACAATACGGCCGATACGGCCAAAACCGTTGATACCTACTTTGATAGTCATATATTCCACCAGCTATTTATTAGTGAATAAAAGGTTGCCTGTAAAATTACAAAAAGCTTACGCAGCGTCAAGCGGAATCGTGTCAATCATTGCGACAAATCAATCCTAT